AACTATATAAAGGTGGAAAATCATGACTGTTGAAATGATTTATTACGACTGGACACCAGGGTCCATGCTTGAAGTGGTTTTACCTGAGCCTGACGCATTCCTGAAGGTTCGTGAAACTTTGACTCGCATTGGCATTGCCTCCAGAAAAGAAAACAAATTATATCAATCTTGCCATATTTTACATAAGCAAGGTAGATATTTCATCGTTCACTTCAAAGAATTATTTGCATTGGACGGTAAGGAATCGAATATCACTGGTGGTGATATCGAGCGTAGAAATGCTATTGCTAGTCTGCTACAAGATTGGGATCTTTTAAAGATACTAAATAATACGCAGGCTGAGCAAAAAGCATCTCTGTCGCAAATTAAGGTCGTCTCTTTTAAAGAGAAAGATCAATGGGAACTAGTACCCAAGTATAACATAGGGTCTAAGACTAAAAAGGTTTAAATTTACAATTATCAAAATGCCATCTTTTTGATAATCTAACATTTATTTGTGATAATAGCGTTTTTAATATAACATAGGAAAGAAAACAAAATGATTAACTTGCAACTTGAAATTAATGAAGTAAATATGATTCTAGCAGTATTGGGTAAACATCCTTTCGAGGAAGTTGTTGCTTTGGTTAGCAAAATCAAAACTCAAGGCGACCCACAAGCACAGGCTATTGCTGACGCACAAGCTGCACCAGCACCAGCACCAGATGCACCAGCTGCTTAATAGAAGCCAGCATAAAGACTTCACCTTAGGACCGCTAAGATTACGAAGCGTATAAAGCTGGTAGTACGTTAAGTTACCGCTGGAACCAGTAACCAGCATTTATCGACATGCCTTCGGGGTGTCAAATTTTATAACTCGCTTAATAGGAGAACTATATGGGAAACAACATTCCTTTGCTATTTGGTCCAGGCTTTAAGGACTTCGACAAATTCTTTGTCGGTTTCGAAGACACTGCAAAACAACTACAAACTTTGCACGCTGATCTGACGAAAAACATTCCAAACTATCCACCATATAACATTCGCAAGAATGACGAGAATCATTACACCATTGAGTTGGCTGTAGCTGGTTTTGGTGAATCAGAAATTGATATCACTATTGATGGTGGTAAATTAATTGTTTCTGGTAATGTTAAACAAGAAACAGATGAGTCATATGACTATTTGTTCAAGGGAATCGCTACTCGTGCCTTTACTCGTGCGTTCGCGATTGACGACCACATTGAAGTAAAGAATGCTGAACTGTTCAATGGTATGCTTAAGATTGCTCTTGAGCGTCTTATCCCTGAAGAAAAGAAACCAAAGAAAGTTCCAGTAAAAACAACTGGTAAAAAAGAATTCTTGACTGAGGCAGAATAACATGACTAACATTTTAAAATCCATTAAGGGATTTGTTATGGAAGTTATTGAATGCATCCAAGAAGCAAAGAAGCTACAAGCACAGGAGCACACAAAATGGCATTCCTGAAATTCTTTTCTTTTTTATTCAAACGAGATGAATCTTCTCCCTTAGAAGATTACATTGTAAGTAAAAATCCTCAATCGTTATCTGATGTTGAACATTGGACTCGCCGATACTATGAGGGTGAGTTGAGAGGTTTGTAATAACAGGGGAGGAAACTCCCCTTCATCAATATGATACCAAGAAAATTATCCATATTAGACTCTGATCGAATTAAGACTCATTTAAAATCATTGGGTGCAGAAGATCGCAGACTTCGTTTCGGTATGATTGTCAGAGATGAATACATCGATGAGTATGTTGAGAATTCATTTAAGTCTGAGAGTAAATGGTTTGGCGTTGATCACATCGATGGTCACCTTGTTGCTACATGCCATGCAGCGATTGTTGATGGATTGGCTGAACTTGGTTGTTCAGTTTCAGAGGAATATCGTGGTGAAGGTTTCGCTCAGCTTATGTTCGCTAGAGCAGTAACATGGTTAAGAACCAAAGGTATTACTGATGTTTGTATGCACTGCCTTTCTGAGAATGGGGCAATGAAACATATTGCTCGTAAAAATGATATGGTCGTTGTATCAGAGCAAGGTGAAACAGATGCCAATGTTAAATTGGAACCTGCCGATCTTCTGGCACATATCGCCGATGCATATGCAGATAGAATGGCTGTTTATGATATGATGTTGAAGTCACAGATAAAGTTCTTCAGGAGTGTGTATGCATAAATACTTTGATGAAGAAGTAGAAGGTAAATGGGAAGATCTTCCTGCTGATTTTACTTGTCCTGAGTGTGGTGTTGGCAAAGATGAATATGAGGTAATCTAAATCATGACAAGGGGAACTTCGTGTTCCCCTAAATATTTGTCATGAAAGCCAAACTCTCACCAAACCTAATTTCATTCTTTCTGGTTCGCAGAGGGAATTGGTTTCTCAAAGTATCTGTTTATAAAAACAAACAGATTTTAGTTTTAATGCAACATGTATATGATATGGATACCATTGTTATGCAATACTTCCATGATCAAGAAAAAGCAGCAGATTTTATCGAACACATTATAGAGGAAGTATAAAATGATTAAAGTATTTAAGTTATTGAATGGTGAAGAACTCATCTCTGAAGCAACTGGTAATGGTGGAAATTCTTATACCTTAAAAGATCCAGCTGCAATTGTTATTCAACAAACAGCAAAGGGAGTTGGCGTTGCTCTTGCTCCTTACATGCCATATGCGAATAGTGAAATTACACTATACGTTTCAGGTATTGTTTCCGAGTCAACCCCAAATGGTGATATGGAGAACGAATATCGCCGTATCTTTGGCTCAGGTATTGAGGTTGTTTCAACAGTCCCTAAAATCGTTGTTTAAACGATCGTAGGGAGGTTTTACGGCTCTCAGTGGGGTTTTACCCACCTATACGCTTAAAACCCTGCTACGAGCCTTTCTCGAGGTTTAAATCGTAATAAAGAAGGTTTAAAAATCAAGAACTTACGATAACCCTACTTTTTGTAGGGTTTTTCACATTTCGCTTTACTTTCATTGCGAAATAGGGTATAATATATGTATAATGATTGAAAAGGAACTGAAAATGATTAAAGTGAATGTTCGTGATGTGATTCGTTCTTATGACTTCAAACCTATGGTTGGTCGTGAAGATTGTTTCGTTGAAGGTGTAGTTGAGTGTTTAACTAATGAACAGGGTTATGCTGCCTACAAAATTACCGTTACTAAAGATTCTTGGTCTGATTCTGAAGACAAAGGTCGTGTTGGTAAAATTGTTTTTGTTCCAGTTGAAGTTTCGTTCATGGAATATGCTGGTCGTGTTATCAATCTCTCTCGCATTTAATTGAAAGGTATATTATGTTCTATAAATCTAAATCTGAACTACGTGCTGAAACTGAAAACCAACTACAATTGTTTTTGAAAGGGGGTGGATCTATTGAAGTTGTTAAGCCACGCAAAACTCCAAAACAAACTATGCGTTGTAAAACAAGTCGTGTCGCTTCTACTGGTACTTCTGGCTTTGCTGTTGGTTTTCCTACAAAGTCTTTTGTATAATGCGTGCCTTCCAAGAAATAACTCCAGACTGGGTCGGTAACGTACCGAACCATATCTATTATTTGACAGACAACAAAGAGAAGATGGTTGCCTTCTATAATGTGAACAGTGGTGAGGTAAAGAAGTTTATCAAGCCAATGCGTTTCGATATGCGTTACAGAAAATTTAAGGAATTAAAACACAAATGAATATCAATGCATTCTTGAACTCCCTTGCGGCAAACGCATCGCGTAACTTTAAAAAAGAGCAGTTGACTGCCAACGAAGATAACGAACTACTACGCAATGTTATTCGTTTGGCTCTTGATCCATTTACTCAATTTTATATCCGTAAGATTCCAAAGTATACTCCGAACAAAGGAGAAGGTATTGCGCTTGCGTTTGCCCTTGACTCACTCTACGATTTATCTGCTCGCCATGTAACTGGTAACGCAGCCATTGCTCATCTTACTGGGATGCTTGAAGCATTGAATGAAGAAGACGCAAAGGTTATTGAGCGCATCATTCAGAAAGATTTGACGTGTGGTGTTCAAGCATCAACTGCCAATGATGTATGGATGGGTTTGATTGCTGAATATCCATGCATGCTTTGCTCTCCATTCGAACAGAAGCTGGTTGATAAGATCAAATTCCCTGCTTATGCTCAGTTGAAAATGGACGGCATGAGATTCAATGCAATTGTTAAAGATGGCGTTGTTGAATATCGTAGTCGTAACGGCAAAGAATTGAACTTACTTGGAAACCTTGACGATCAGTTTATTGCTATGGCTGATGGTGGAGATTATGTTTTCGATGGCGAACTCATGATTATGTTTGATGGTGATTATCAATTTGCAGATCGTCAAACTGGTAATGGTATTCTAAATAAAGCAAACAAGGGAACTATATCAGCAGCAGAAGCTAGTTTGGTACACGCTACAGTATGGGACGTTATTCCTTATGTTGTTTTTAAAGATGGGTATTGTGATTCTCCATACTCAAAGCGTTTCTCGAATCTTGGAAAAATGGTCAACAAACTCAAAGCAAAAGACAAGCGAGTGTGGTTGGTTACAAGTAACATTGTGAATACAATGGAAGAAGCTACAGAAATTTTTGAGGGATATCTTGCCGAAGGTTTGGAAGGGATTATTCTTAAAGATGGTAGTGGTGTTTGGGAAGATAAACGTGCAAAACACCAGATCAAATTCAAAGGGGAACTAGAGTGCGATCTTAAGATCGTTGGCGTAGAAGGTGGAACTGGCAAGTATGTAGGTATGCTTGGTAATATTATTTGCGAATCTGCTGATGGTGTTATCAAAGTGAATGTTGGTTCTGGTTTTAATGACTTGCAACGTAAGACTTTAGTCAATGAAAAATTACTTGACAAAATTGTGGCAATCAAGTATAATAGTAGAATAAAGAATAAAGCTGGGGAAGAAAGTCTATTCCTTCCCATATTTGTTGAACTGCGTGATGACAAGGATACTGCAGATACA